ATGGTTAATAGTGTTGCTAAATCATTGTTTAGTTCAGCATCCAGCGTATTAGATTGGCGGCCAGCAACATTCCAATATTCACAGCGTTACTTATCTATTGCTTATGCCACAAGTGCAACTGGCACAGGATTTACTTCAAATCCCAGGGGTGCTACTTATTATGGTATTTTAAATACTGCAACTCCAACATTTGACACAAACCCATCTGATTACACATGGTATCAAGCAAATCCCGCATTTGGGTCATCTGGAACATTAAATTATTTGCTTTTTTGCAACCGTGGAAATAATTTAATTAGTTTTGGTGTTGGTAATGCGGCATTAAGTGGTGGCACGGCCTTATTTGTTCCAACAGATGTTAGCAATTATGATCCAACTATTTGGCAAGGACTGGAAGATGGTTATAACATTATTGATCTTAATGCTAGAAGTGGGCAATTAATTCAAACTGGCACAACCACGGTTGGAACGGGTGAAATTGCCATTACCAATAACCCACAGGGTCAAGTTATTGCATCTTTGGCTCAATTATTAGATTTTGGTGGCCCACCAACCAAAACATCATCTGTAGCCACTTTGACAATTGACATTTATGGGCGTGTGGTCGGCTTTAGCCCGCCTGACAGCTTTTATTACACAATGACAGCTTTTAATGCTTCGGCTGGTCAAACTGTATTTAATGTTACTAGGGGAACGGAATATTTGTCTGGAAATTGTTGGGTATTAATTAATGGATGTTTATTAAATCCATCTGAATATACCGATACTAGCGGATCAACTGGAACTGTAACTTTAGCTACAGGCGCAGTTATAAACGATATTGTTACTATTATTTCTTTTGCTTCTGTAGGCGGCTCTGGAACTTATAATAGTTTTAGTCGAAATTCTGCAACATTAAGCAATACAGGATCATACACAGCATCAGGGTTTACGCTAGTTAGTGGCAATGAATTGTTATTTTTAAACGGTACTGTAATTAATGCTCAAGACTATAATATATCTGGACAAACAATCAGTTTTGTAAATGCCGTTTCTGGAGATTTGGAAATTATCCAATGGACAAATAACAATTTGGGCGTTCCGAATGGGACACCAGCCAATGTGGATGTTTATACAACTGTTGGTCAATCACTTTATCCATTTACATTTAATCCATTAGCATTTAATCTATATAATAATGGGGTATTATTGCTAGAAACAGTAGATTACACGGTGTCTGGTGGAACATCTTATACTTTGGCGCAAACACCTACAAGCAATTTAAATATTTTGGTACAACAGACATTCAATAGAACAGGGGCAGTATGACACAGGCACTAAATTTAGCCAATTTTGCTAACAATTTAAATACTTCTGGTCAAACCAGTAATTCTGGTTTACAAAATTCTACAATTGGAATAACTGCTGGTACTGGGATTGCTGTTACAAATACATCTCCAGCATTAGGCGGAACAACTCAAATTAGCAATACTGGAGTTACATCAATTAATGGATCTTCTGGCGCAGTAACAATTCCAATACCTTATGGAATTAATTATGTTCTTATTGCTGGCGGTGGCGGTGGTGGTGCTAATTGGGGCGGTGGTGGCGGTGCTGGCGGATATGCGGCTGGAAATATTTTTCAATATACGGGAAATTATTTAGCAATTACTATTGGTGCTGGTGGTGCTGGCGCAAGCAATGGAACAACAAATTCTGGTATAGATGGCGGTGCAAGCTCAATAAATACTTTAATTGTTTCTGGTGGCGGTGGCGGTGGTGCTAATAGCGGAATTATTAATGGTGATAGTGGCGGTTCTGGTGGTGGTGGTGCTGGCGGCAATTCTTATGGTTCTGGCGGATCTGGTATTTACGGACAAGGAAATGCTGGTGGTTCATCGACTGGAACTGGTAACATTGGTGCTGGTGGCGGTGGTGGTGCTGGCGGTGCTGGTGTAACGGCTAGTTCTAGTGCTGGCGGAAATGGTGGAAATGGATTATCTAGCTCAATTACTGGAACATCTGTAACACGGGCTGGTGGTGGTGGTGGCGGAACAAACGGAACTGGCGGTTCTGGCGGTTCAGGCGGTGGCGGAAATGGCAATGGAACGCCTAGTGCAAATGGTTCTTCTGCAACAGCACATACTGGCTCTGGTGGCGGTGGTGGTGCTACCGCCTATGGTGGTGGTGGGAATGGCGCATCTGGAACAGTTATATTATCAATGCCAACTTCTAATTTTTCTGGAACATATACTGGTAGCCCAACAATTTCAACAAGTGGGTCTAATACAATTTTAATTTTTAATTCATCAGGAAGTTATACAACATGAGTCATTACGCTAAAGTTCTTAATGGTAAAGTCGTACAGGTTATTGTCGCTGAAAAAGATTTTTTTAATACTTTTATAGACACATCTCCTGGTGAGTGGATTCAAACTTCTTACAACACAAGAGGTGGCGTTCATTATGCACCTGATTCAAATACTCCAGATGACGGTATTGCATTAAGGGCAAATTATGCTGGTATAGGGTATACATATGATGCTAAAAATGATGTTTTTTATGCACCACGCCCATTAGATATGAATAATATTGTTTGCGAAAGTTGGACTATTTCATCCCCAAGTTGGTTGTGGACACCACCAACCCCATATCCCACAGATGGAAAACATTATGTTTGGAATGAAACAACTAAAGTTTGGGTAGAACAATTAATTAACAATAATTAAAGTAAAATAACAAAAAACAAAACATGATTTGGGGCTAAGTGGAGTGCCACTTGCCATTAACCGAGAATTGGAATAATCATGGCAATTTTTAACAAAAACACTTTAACGCAAGTATCAGGGTTTGACAATCCAATTATTGCTGGTGAACTTGTATGGGATCAAGCAACTTATTGGAATTTAGTTATTACTGGGTCAGATAATGTAACTCCAGTAAACTTAACTGGGGCAACCATTAACGCCCAAATTATTCGTAGGGAAGTGTCAAATATTCAAGACACCCGTTATGGCCTATCTTTTGACATTGCCGATTACAGCCCAACACCAACTCCAGTTTCTTTGACGGTTAGCAATCGTGTAGATACTGCTGGCACATTTACATTGACTATTGATTCTTCTGCATGGGGATTAATGTCTAGCGATCCAGAATTAGAAATTAACGCTACAAATTGCGTAGGCTATTCTGGGCGCATAAAAATCAGTTTTCCCGCAAGTGGATCAACACCCGCTAATGATTACATTATTTTTCTATTATTCCTGGTGCGTTCTGATGGCATCATTGTGGAGTAATCATGGCAAATATCAAGGTAGTGGCTGGCAATAGCGCAACTAATGTAACTGCGGTTGAGAACACAGTAAATATTTCTGTTGTTAAAGAAAACACAGTTAATTTACAAGTAACCCCAACTCCTAACCAAATTATCAGTATTGATAAAGGCCAGTTTGGGCCATCAGGTTTTTCTGGTTATTCTGGTTATAGTGGTTTTAGTGGCGCATCAGGTTTTGGCTATTCGGGTCAATCGGGATATTCAGGATATTCTGGTTACAGCGGTTCTGGGATTAGTGGATATTCAGGCGCAACTGGCCCTCAAGGTTTGTCTGGCTTTAGCGGTATCAGCGGATATTCAGGCGAAGTTGGCCAAAGCGGAATATCAGGCTATAGTGGTTTTTCTGGAACAAGCGGTTACTCAGGGAGTGGCACAAGTGGATATTCTGGGTTTAGTGGTACATCTGGATTTTCTGGATTTAGTGGATATTCGGGTTCTGGCGTTTCTGGCTATAGTGGGTTTAGCGGTATTAGCGGCTATAGCGGTGCTAGTGGTTTATCTGGTTTCTCTGGTTTTAGCGGAATAAGCGGTTATAGCGGATCAGGTGTAAGTGGCTATTCTGGTTTTAGTGGTTATAGTGGCCAGCAAGGTACATCCATTAATATCAAAGGCACGGTTGCTACGCCAGCCGATTTACCAGCCGTAGGCAATTTGCCAAACGATGCTTATATTGTTTCTTCAAATGGCGATCTTTATGTTTGGAATGGAACGGTTTGGAACAATGTAGGCCCTATTGTTGGCCCAACAGGACAAAGCGGTATTTCTGGCTTTAGCGGCTATTCAGGTATTTCTGGTTATAGTGGATATTCTGGCATTTCTGGTTATTCTGGTTACTCAGGTATTTCTGGTTATAGCGGAAGCGGTGTAAGCGGTTATAGCGGGTTTTCTGGATATTCTGGTAGCGGTGTATCGGGATGGTCAGGATTTAGCGGTATAAGCGGTTTTAGTGGCTTTTCTGGCTATTCTGGAAGCGGTGTTTCTGGTTACTCAGGATTTAGCGGAATATCAGGCTATTCTGGTGCAGTAGGTTTATCTGGCACATCAGGTTATTCTGGTTTTAGTGGCGCAGTTGGTCAATCTGGAATTAGTGGTTTTTCGGGACTGTCTGGCTACTCAGGAATTAGCGGATTTAGTGGCTATTCAGGAATTGATGGTCAGTCTGGTTACAGCGGATTTTCAGGTAGCAGCGGATATTCTGGACAAGATGGCCAATCTGGAACAAGTGGATATAGTGGCTATAGTGGATCAGGTGTATCTGGCTACAGCGGTTTTAGTGGCATAAGTGGCTATAGTGGATTTTCTGGTATATCTGGTTATTCAGGTATAAATGGTCAATCAGGCTATTCTGGAATTAGTGGCTATTCTGGCTATTCAGGAATTAGTGGATATAGCGGATCGGGAGTTAGTGGCTATAGTGGCTACTCTGGTTCTGGCGTTTCTGGATATTCAGGCTTTTCGGGCATAAGTGGCTACTCTGGCTTTTCGGGCATCAGCGGATATTCTGGCTCTGGTGTATCAGGCTACAGCGGATTTAGCGGATATAGCGGTTCTGGGATTAGTGGATATTCAGGCTATTCAGGATATAGCGGATCAGGCGTTTCGGGTTACTCAGGCTACAGCGGAATTAGTGGATATAGCGGTACGGTTGGCCAGTCTGGTATATCTGGATATAGTGGCTACTCAGGAATTAGCGGATTCTCTGGTTATAGCGGTAGTGGTGTTTCTGGCTATTCTGGTTACAGCGGATATTCTGGTTCTGGCGTAAGTGGCTATTCTGGTTATTCTGGAATTTCTGGATATTCTGGCGCAATTGGTCAAAGTGGATATTCTGGAATTTCTGGTTACTCAGGATTTAGTGGTCAAAACGGTGGCGGTGGCGTACAAGGCTTTTATGGTTCTTTTTATGACACAACCAATCAAACTGCCGCAAATACAACAACAGCTTATGTTGTAAACATTGGCAGTCAATTTGAAGCTAATGGCGTAAGCATTGTTTCTGGTAATCAAATTAAATTTGCAAATGCTGGTACATACAATCTTGAATATTCATTGCAATTTGCAAATTCAGATTCCAATGGCGATAATGTCGATGTATGGCTAAGAAAAAATGGTTCTGATGTTGCAGATAGTAATTCTATTTACAATGTGCCAGGTACAGCGCATGGCGGTGCTGGTGCGTTAATTGCCGCAGTTAATTATGTTTTAACAGTTTCCGCTGGTGATTATTTGCAATTAGCTTGGGCAGTTTCTAATACAAGCATTTCTATTACAACAACTAGCGCACAGACTGGACCAACTGTGCCAGTAACGCCAGGTGTAATTGTTACCGCAACTCAAGTAATGTATACTCAATCTGGCTATAGCGGAGCATCAGGCTATTCTGGATTTAGTGGTATTTCTGGATTTTCTGGTATTTCAGGCTATAGTGGCTCAGGAATTTCTGGTTATTCGGGTTACAGCGGTTCGGGGATAAGTGGCTATAGCGGTTATTCAGGTGCAGTTGGCCAATCAGGTTACAGCGGTTATTCTGGAATTTCTGGAACAAACGGCACGAATGGCGCATCAGGTATTAGTGGCTATAGTGGCTATTCTGGATTAGGAATTAGTGGATATAGCGGATTCTCGGGTATTTCTGGGTATTCTGGCTATAGCGGTTCTGGCATAAGCGGTTATAGCGGTTATTCTGGTGCTACTGGTGCAACTGGAACAAGCGGATATAGTGGTTATAGCGGTGCTACAGGATCACAAGGCACATCAGGCTATAGTGGTTATAGCGGGGCAACTGGGCCAACAATATATCCTAGTGCTGGAATAGCAAATTCAACAGGATCTTCTTGGGGAACTTCTTATTCTTCATCTAATCCTTTACCAACATCAGTTGGCGGAACTGGGCAGACAACTTATTCAAATGGTCAAATTTTAATTGGCAACGGCTCTGGATTAACAAAAAATACTTTAACTGCTGGCGCTGGAATTAATATTTCAAACGGTTCTGGAACTATTACAATTTCATCCAGTTTATATGTAATGACATATCTTGCTTCTGCTGGCGGTGGCGGTGGTGGATCAAACTGGGGCGGTGGTGGCGGTGCTGGCGGGTTTATTTCAAGTTCTCTTGCCGTATCTACTGGACAACAAATATTATTTACTATTGGATCTGGCGGGGGCGGTTCTTCTGGAACTGGTAGTGGTAGTAATGGTTCAAATAGTGTTTTTAATGGCGTCACTTTGCTGGGCGGTGGTGGTGGTGGTGCAAATAGTGGTGTTACGACTGGATCTTCTGGCGGTTCTGGTGGCGGTGCTGGTGGCGGTAATTCTTATGCTTATGGTGGATCAGGAACAACTGGTCAAGGATTTGCTGGTGGCAACTCATTAGGAAGCGGAAATATTGGTGGTGGTGGCGGTGGTGGATCATCTGCAATTGGATTTAATTCTGGTAATTCCACAGGCGGAAATGGCGGAACGGGTACAACAAGTTCAATTACTGGTTCATCAGTAGTATATGCTGGCGGTGGTGGTGGTGGCGGTTCTAGTGGAACAAGTAGCGGTTCAGGCGGTGGCGGAAATGGAAGCGGTAGTAGTGGTGGTTCTGGCTCTGCTGGAACAGCCAATACTGGTGGTGGCGGTGGTGGCGGTGGAACAAACAACGGGTCTGGTGCGGCTGGCGGATCTGGATTTGTTATTATTTCCGTTCCCACTTCAAGTTATTCTGGAACATATACTGGAACTGCAACAGTAAGCACATCAGGATCTAATACAATTTTAAAATTTACAACATCAGGAAGTTATACAGCGTAATTTAATAACATAAGCAATATGAAAAAACAAGATGAAGTAAATAAGTTGATGAACAACTATGAACGGGCTGTATTTTTAAAAGGTGATGAAGTTTACCCAAGAGAATCAACCCGTTATTTTTGGGCTAAAGACAATCTTTTAGGAAATAAAATATTAGAAATTGGTTGTTCCAATGGCTATGGCAGACAGTTTTTGCCAATAGATATTGAATATACAGGGCTGGATTACGACCCTAAAATCATTGAAAACGCCAAAGCACAAGGATGGGATGGTATTAACAAATTTGTTAATGCGGACATCAACACTTATCCATTAGAACAATACGACACCATTATTGCTTTTGAGGTTATAGAGCATTTAGACAATGGCCTAGAAATTGCCGAAAAACTTAAAAAGCATTGCAAACGGCTATTGATTACTTGCCCGTGGAATGAACCAAAAGGGTTTTGGGGCGAACATCACAAAATTCACGGCATAAACGAAAGCCACTTTAAAGGTTTTGATATTTCCTACATTGGCGAACACGGAAATATATCCAGATACGCTAAAGCAATTAACGAATTCAATCAATTTAATTTAATGATAGCTAAATACGATTCTGTCCCACAGAAAAAAGGCGTTTTATGTTCTGTGGCTACACGGGGCAGATACTTTACTACCCTTCCATTAGTGTTAAACGCCATTATTAATCAAACGGTATTGCCAGATAAGCTGGTGATATTTGATGATAACGATGAACCGTTAGATATGCGAAAAGAAATGATTTATCAATATTTCTTTCAAATGTTAAACATTAAGGGCGTGGAATGGGAGTGGTTGTTTGCAGAAAAGAAGGGCCAGCACCATATACATCAAGCGGCTAATACGATGGGCTATGAATGGGTTTGGCGGGTTGATGATGATGCCATCCCAGAACCCCATGTATTAGAAGAATTATCATCACACATTGCAAATAATGTTGGCGCAATTGGTGGCGAAATTCTTACTCCACCTTTACAAATTGATTGTTCCCAATCAACTGGTAGGGTAGAAAATATAGATAAAGAACCCAATATACAATGGGATCGTATACAAGCCGTGCAACAAGTTCAACATTTGCATTGTTCATTTTTATACCGTGCTGGTGTTTATGATTATAACTTAGGGTTATCCCGTGTAGCCCATCGGGAAGAAACACTATTTACATACGGTTTATATCAAAACGGCTACAAAATTTTAGTTGTGCCATATGCAACAACTTGGCATTTAAAGAATCCGCAAGGCGGCATCCGTAGCGAAACTAAAGAGGAAATGTACCAACATGATGAAACTATTTTCAGAAATATTATTGGGTTGGGTGATTGCACCCCTGTGGTTCTTAATTGCGGTGCTGGCGATCACATTGTATGTAAGCGTGTTATATCTGAGATTCGCAATCCTATGGTGTTTAGTTGTTATCCTGAAATAGTGCCAGGCAGACCGATTGCGGAAGCCCAAGCAATGTTTGGCGATATAGACCAATGGAATATATACAAAAAAATGGCGCAATGGAATTGGACTGGCAGTTTAGAAGATGCGTATAGGAAGCTGTATCTATGATTTTGATAGCCCCGTTTGCCAAACCATTGGTTAATGGCAAAAACAATCCCAAAAATTACCCTTACTGGAAAGAATTAATTGCTCAAATAGATGAACGCATTATTCAAGTTGGTGTTGAGGGCGAAGAACAGCTTGTGCCAGAGTTTGTTAAAAACTTGCCAATCGCCAGACTAAAAGAATTAATAGCCGAATGTCGCACATGGATTGGTTGTGATAGTTTTTTTCAGCATCTTGCATGGGACTGTGGCAAGCCTGGCGTTGTATTATGGTCGGTATCTGATCCGCTGATATATGGTCACCCAGAAAACATTAATTTGTTGAAAGATCGTAGTTATTTAGCACCAAATCAATTCTTATGGTGGGATTTCACCGAACATAATCCAGATGCTTTTGTAAAGCCCGAAGAAGTGTTAAAATTCATTCTGTAATATATCGGACAATATAATATTTTCATTAACCATTACTTTGATTTTATTATGCCCGATCAGATGACACCAGACCAAGAAAAAGAAATAATGAAGGAAGCAATTGAGGAATGGTTAGATAAACAATTTGCTAAGTTCGGAAAATGGTCATTAGCCACATTACTTGCTGGCGCAATTGTTTGGCTGTTTTACGGTTTTCTTAGTATTCAAGGGTTTCATAAATGAACGCAATATATGAAAAGATTAAGGCCACAATTCGGGGTGCAATTAAATCCAAAACAATGTGGTTTAGCGGCCTTATTACCGCTTTGGGCGCAGTTTCAGACAATTCCCAGTATTTGCGTGGATTGCTTGACGATATTAGTTTTAATACGGTTATGATTGGCATTGGTGTAATTACGGCTTTATTGCGTATTGTTACCACCAAACCATTAGACGAAAAATAATGTTTCCTTTACCTATAGGTTTTTATGTCAAAGCTGGTTTGGTTGCTTTGTTTCTTTTTGGCTCTGGTTTTATCGGTTATCGTATTGGTCATAACGGCTTGGTGGAATATCAGACCGCAGAACTTAAACAAAAAGCCGAATGGGAACAAAAGGTAGCTAATCAACAAGCCCAACAAACACAGAAAGCCCAAAATGAAAAAGATGCCCTTGAAACTCATTATCAGTTACTTCTTAGTCAGTACCGTTCTATTGGCTTGCACAGCCGCACCACAAGTGGCAGTACCGCCACCCTTGCCATACCAAACGAAGAATTCAGATTATCTGGGTCAAATGTCGAATTTCTTATCAACTTTGCCAAGCAATGTTCAGCAACAGAGATAGAACGAAACGATGTCATCGAGAAATATAACGATCTAAGATGACTGGTAACTTTAAGAATTGCCTGGCTTTATTATTAAAGTCAGAAGGCGGCTTTACAGATAAGCTGGGCGATGGTGAAAAGTGGACAAATATGGGTGTTACTAACACCACATGGTCAGAATGGACTGGACACGAAGCAACTGAAAAGGAAATGCGAAATCTAACCATTGACCAGATTAGCCCACTATATGAACAACGATACTGGCGATCAACTTATTGCGAGGTACTCCCCAGAGGATTGGACTTTTTGGTATTCTCAATGGGGGTCAATGCTGGCCCAGGCAGAGCAATTAAATTGCTTGAACAATCCGTTGGTGCAGTCGCAACTGGAATTCTTGGCCCACGAATTACTAATCAGATTGCCCATTCAGATGTTGGACAGCTTATCGGGCAATACTCAAAACAAAGAAGTGAATACTATATTAGCCTACATCGGCCACAATTTATCGATGGCTGGCTCAAAAGAGTAGAAAACGAAAAAGCCGAAGCCCTCAAAATGGCTGGGTTAAATCCACAAAGTTGAAATGTCCAATATCGACATCATAGAACCATTCATCTTCTTTGACCGCCCTATTTTTGACTTCTATCAATGGGCTAGTTTCCACAATCTCTGTTTTCACCCAATACGCATTGACTAACGGGGTTGTGCAAACAAATAACAAAGTCGGCAATTTATTAGCAAATAATTTTTTTTTGCGGTGGGCCACATGAATTGTAGGATATGGGCAGTATGGCGCACCAACTCCCCAATCCCGCTGTTCAACTTCCACATATGCAACTGGGCGGCCATTTTTATATAGCACTAAATCTACGCCATATTTATCAGGATTATCTATGGCTTCTAATCCCCAAAAAACCTTAATCCATTTGGTAACCGCTTCCCGTGCTGGCGGGTCGCATTTATCAAACATTTCCTTGTTAAATGGTTTATACGCCAAGATACACCCAAAATCCGTAGCCGAATACACCAACAAACAATAAAGCCACTAAAAAGCCAATTAAACCGCCATGATCGGGTTCTTTGGGATAAGTAATAGCAGAACAGTAATAAGCATCTTTAAACGCCTCAGATAGCGTTCTAGGGCTTTTTAAGTATCTTTGATAATTATTGACAAAGTGTTCGTAGCTCATTTTCTTGTGCCTTTCTTAGTATTGCTCTAGCAAATACAGGTATTTCATCATTTAAATGCTTTTGCCACAACTTAAATATTTCCTCATCTGTTAGTGTCTTTAGTTCTTTACCCACTTCAACACCACCAGCGTGTGCTAGTGCTTCGTACTTGCTTCGGTCTTCTACCATAAGCTCGTTGTGTTCCTGTTCGACAATTAAACAGGTTTTCAACGCCTCTATTTCAGCTTGTTGCTCTACTACTTTTGCATAAAGTTTGTCGTGATTAACAAGTAAAGAATAGTATTTAGCTTGTTGCTGGCGTAGCATGGTTGCTATTTCAGTTGCATGGTTGTAAACCTGACCGCTATCAAACTCCATCAACAAATCAGCTAATTCATTTGCGTTCATTTAGTTTTGCTCCAGCCGTTGCATTTGGCTAAAAACTCAATTGCCCGATCAAACTGTTCTTGCATATACTCAAGGTCATCAGCTTGTTTGCGTAACATCGTGGCGGCTTGTTGAATAATATCGCCAGGACAGTAATCAATTATTTGATCTAATTGTTGTGCTAACTCTTGTGGTGTCATATGTTTTCCTTATAAGTTATCGTTGATTCAATTTCTTGATTTTCTACATCAATATTAACTGTCCAACTTCCATCTTTTTCTGGAATGGGCGTGTTAAATATCCTATCCCAGTTTTTATCAAATTCTTCTTGATTCAATATTGGGCGTGGCGCATCACCCTTGCCGCCATCCCTAGTTGTCATTTGTTTATGTCCTTAACAAACGCACCTAATTCAAGAATTGCCCAAATGCCCCACCACCACCAAGCGGCATCACCGTAATACAAGAAAAATGCTGTTAATAATCCAATCATCTTGATCCCCAAATTTGAATTTCCAATTGTTCAACTTGTTGCATTAACCATTTATTCTTGGACTGCAAAAATTCAATCTTTTCTTTTAACTGCTTAATCAAATCATCTTTTTCGGCTTCAATGCGATCTTCTGTGGTAAATGTTGTCATTTTGAATCCTTAAATTTCAAAATTGGTTTGGTTAATGCTTCTGTAATGTATTGCACATACTGTTTCAACTCATCTATGGTTTCACCGCCAACTGAAGCTGGGCAATGCCCCATTGGTTTGCCCATTGCATCGTAATAAACCTCTCTGGCTTCAATGTATGGTTGATCTGGATATTCTTCATCCACCATATGCACCAACCTAACATTCCACATTACTTGGCCCTTTCAATGAATTTCCCAACGCTATATCGTCTTTATTAAAGATTTCGTTATACAACACATATGTTGGGTTTCTAGGCGCATCGGGATTAAATTTGCCCCGCACAATAAACCCTAAAAACACACGACAAGCCATCAACTGTTCTTCACAACGATACCGCAAATGGCAATTGTCGCATGGGGAAGTTTCCCATTTCAATTCATCGTAATGTCTGGCCATTAAATATGACCCCAGCGTAGGTATAAAGTTAAACATACCGTAGCCACGATCATTATTGCCATTAAACCGCCTTGAATAAACTCTTTCATTTGATTCCCCCGTTAGTTAAACAACACAGCCAGTTTAGATGTATTAGATTGCATTTGTATAGGGATTTTCCCTAATGCTGTTGTTTTCATGCAAAAAGGGTGGCCTACTCGTTTCTTTACACTTTCGGCCATATGAGGTGGTGGGACTATCCCGTGAAGGATCGGGGGAATCCAGACAGCCCCACCGAAGTTAAAGTTTGTTGCGAATCTTAAAAAACTGCAACAAATGGGTAAAGCAATCCCATGCGGAACTTAATTCTGCCTGGGGTATTTCTATAAGTTTAACCTGATTTGTCAGCGCATTTACATATATGATGGCGCAATCCGCATCGGGTATATTAAGACCATTGCGATAACTGGCTAATTGCATGGCGTGTTCAAATGTATGCTTAATATCGGTCAAATCTTTTTCGGTTGTTTTGACATCGCAGACCGCACCAGGAAAGCCCGTTATATCATCGGCAACCGCTGATAAATCCACTTTGCCACCAAAGCCCAATGGCGAACCGAAACTGCGTTCAGAATTAAATTTAATGTTGCCAAAACGGGCTGTCAGGGCTTTATCTACTTCATGGCAATATGCTGGCACTTCTGGAAGATAAATGCCTTCCATAAACGATTCTATGATGCCGTGAATGTATGTTCCCCGTTCAGCGGCCTGTTTCCCAGTTTCTCTGGAATCTTGCATTACACGGGTAAGCCAATCTGATTCAGATTCGTTTTCTTGTTTAGGCAAAGTTAAAGCGGCAAGTAATACATTTTGCTGTTTCCAGATTTCCAATCCTGGTTTAGCAATTTGACTAATTACGGTTGTGGTAGAAACAAGTAGGCCCATTTCCCTGGCATCACGAACCGTAGTATTGCGTTCTTTGCCGTTTTTTCCAATTATGCGATAGGCTGGCGTTCCATCGATCTGATACCAATGGCCAGATTCCGCATCATGCGTTTTTACTAGCATCTTTCCCCCGAATTAAAATTAAGATTGCATTGAAAGTATTTCGTTACGCAAGATTGGATCGCTAACACGATCCGCACAAGCGGATATAGCCGTGTTAATGACGCTAATCAATCCTTCTCTTGTCATGGCAATAAGTTGCTTTTCCTCATCAACGCCATATTCATAGTTAAACTTAACTTCAGTTTGCTGGTTAATTACATCATTAATTTGGCTAATCATTTTGTCCCCTTTCAGAACGGTAAATCGTCATCCACTATTGATGGTTTTGGTAGTTCATCACTACCAGCTTCTTTAAAGCCAATCGGTTGTTTTACTTCGCCAACTGATACCGAAATAAATTTACCTTTTTGGCCTTCTTTCACCCAAGCTGAAAGCCAATGTTCATGGCCGTTCAACTTGATTGAACCCGTGTAATCTGGCGATGTGTCTTTAGTCTTTTTCAGATTCTTAAACAAATTGCCGTTATTTTCTTTTAATTCAAAAGCCATGTTTTATCCTTTATTCAATTTCGTTGATCGTAATGCGTTTGTTTGCAACTGGGACAGATGCGGCATTACCATCGTCATCTGATCCATCAGCGTATATAGCAAGCACCGCTGAAAGTGCATACCTTCTCATGTAAGTTAGGCATGAACCCGCCCCCTGTGGGTCGGCTTTAGTTAATGGCATTGACATAGACTGCTTGATCCATTCGCCAGAACTATGACTAAGAACCGTTGTCAATGTCATGTGCATGAGTTCATTATCCGCAAAGCATTGGCCAGGGAATTGCATAATTGCAAGTTCGTGTTCTGCCAATAAACTGCGGCAACTATCCAGCACAGAGCCAAGATCGGCATAGGTACTTTTAAAAAACGGATTTTTACTATCTTTTTTAGCATGAGTAAGTTTCCCCTGAACTTTTGATAACGCTAATGCCAGTTGGCCAAT